GTGCCACGCGTTGCTGGAAGGCGGCAAAGCCGCGCTGCATGTCGATGACTTCGTCGGCAAGACCTGCTGCCACAGCCTCAGCGCCGCGAAAGCTGGCAGCCTCAGTGGCGAGTGCTGCCTCTTGGCTAAGCCGTACGCCACGTCCCGCTGCCACCGTTTCCACAAAGAGGAACCGCAGCACATCAATTTCGCGCTGAATGTCATCGCGGATCCCAATTGGGAGCGGCGTGTAAGGATTGGCATCGATCTTATGGCTTCCTGCATGGATCAGCGTGACGCGGACCCCGTCTTGATCCAGCTGACCGCTGAGATCGGCGTGCATGACGACAACACCGATGCTGCCCACCGCCCCGGTTCGGGGCAGCAGGATACGGTCGGCCTGGCTCGCCAGCGCATAGCCAGCCGAGAAAGCGTGTTCTGCCACAAAAGCCCAGACAGGTTTGCTGGCGCGAACCGCACGAATGCGATCTGCGAGGTCAAATACCCCCGCAACTTCACCCCCAAAACTGTCAATTTCCAACGCAAGGCCGCGCACGGACGAGTCGCTTGCTGCCGCGTCAATCTGAGCTGCGATTCCCTCATAGCTGGTCTGGCCCGAGGACTGTCCGATCCAGCCCCCGCGGTGGATCAGCACGCCTGCAATCTGGATTACAGCAATGCCGTCGAGCACAGGATAGGGCGCCTCACCATGTTGGCGGTAATCGTCCAGCAGCCCACCAGCCAGAATACTGGCGCGGGCTGTTGGCATGGGGGCGCTTTCCAGCGCGAGGCCTTGATCCAGCGTCTCGACCTGGCGCCCAAGGATGCGTGGCCCAAGACCGGACAGAAACGCCATGGCTTTGGAGGGCTCAACCAGCAGCGGCGTATTGAATGCGCGCGCAGCAATGCGGGCGTGGAACATCAGGTCTGGTCCTCAGAGTTGCGCGGGCGACCCGCGTCATCGGTTTCATCTGTCTGGTCGATGTCTTCGTCTTCGTCTCCATCCGTGCCCGTCAAAGCCTGTACACCTTGCGCGGGCGAGCCGGGGCGGCGGAAGTCGAGGCCGAGTAATCGCTCACGGGCGCGCTCAGCCGCGATTTCGCGGTCGACTTGTTCTGCGTCATAACCACGCTCGGCAATGGCTTGGCTGCGGGATTTGAGGCCTGCCTCGATCTGAGCAATCTCAGCGTTGGCGTCCTTCAGGGGATCGACCCAATCCCACTTGGTGGGGAGCCAGTTGGCCGCCAGAAACCGTGACCGGTCGGCCTCATAGCCGGGAAGGTCCAGTGCGCCGGACATTACGGCGGCATCCATCCAGCGCGCATAGACGGGACGGCATAGCTGGTAGACCATCACCGAATGCTGCCAAGCTGAAACGCGACGCCGAAATTCGATAAGTGCAAGGCGCGAGTTCGAAAAGTTACCTTTCACCATGTCATTGGTCAGATAAGGATAAGGAATGCCCAGCGCCGAGGCGACCTGCAGCAGCGTGCGGTATTGGAACGGCTCGTAGGTCGCCCCTGAATCTGCAGGCTGGCCCACGGTCACATCCTCGCCTGGATCCAGCCGCACGACCTGGCCGGGGCTGATCTCGAAGCCGCCCAGCATGTCGTCATCCTCGGACGGCAACAGGGGGTTTTCTGGCGCGGGCGAGGTGACAAACATCGCATACATCGCGGCGACCTTTTTACGGTCGAGCTCGGCATCGTCGTATTGATCGAGCAAAAACAGCTTCACGATGGCAGGTGCCAGCTTTGAGACCCCGCGCAGTTGACCCGCTTCAACGGGGTCGATCACATGGATGACCTCTGAGGCGGGCACGCGCACGATCTCCCCCGCCAGTCCCGGATCGGTGCTGTCGCCGGGGTGCCGCCGGAGGAAGTGATAGGCCACACGGCGTCCAACCCGGTCGAACTCGATCCCCTGACGGATGCCATCGCCATTTCCCGCAGGTCCTGTTTGATGCAGCGGTAACATTTCTGCGGGCAGCATCTGCAGCTGCAAGGGAACTGATAATCCGTCGCTGCTGCGCCGTGGCCTGATCCGGAAGAAGACCTCACCGGCCAGAAACACCTCACGTGCCGCGCGCCGCTGCAGCCCGTAGAAATCGGTCAGACCTTCGCTGTCAGCTTCATCCGTCCAGGCCAACCAAAGGCGCTGCAGGTCTTCCTTGTGCGCTGCGTCCGTAATTTGCGAAATTGGTTTGATCCCGTCGCCCACGGTATTTGCAGCCCAGCTTTCAACAGCATTGGCCGCATAGCCATTGTTGCGCACCAACCAGCGGGCGCGTGCAGTGATATCGGGCCCTGACGCCGCGATCAGCGCATTCACATGCGCGCGCGTCGCCTGGAATCCGCGCAGACGGCGGTGATGCTGGCCTGCATCAAAGCCACCGACAAAGGCCCCGAGACGCTGCCGCCAGTTCATCACAGGTCCTTTACGGCATGGGGGCGAGAGATGCGCCCAGCGCCGCGCTCGGCCTTTGCGATGCGCCGTTCGATATCGAAGACAGCGGCCGCCAATTCAGCATCGGTGCCATAGGTCAGGGTTTTGCCATCATAGCTTACAGAGCGCGTGCCGCTGTAGCGCGCCGCCAGCAGCGCGCTGTGGCGGGATTTGAGATCATCGAGGGTCATAGGTCATTCCATGTATTTTGGCGTGCTTACCCGCCAACCGCGCTTGCGCGGGGCGGCAATCCGCCCGGCCTGAGGCTCGGACGGTGTGTCAGTGTCGGCTTTGGCGGCCGCCGTGATCGTCTCAACTCCGGCCTGTTTCTCGAGCTGCTGCCACATCCGTTCATCGAAGCGGTCAGCACCAAGGATCCAGGCGGCGGCGCGGGCATACACCCGGGTGTCCAGCGCCTCATTGCGCTCGCGCATCTTTTGCCATTCTTGGCGCGCGTAGCCCCGCTTGTTGCGGATCGTGACCAGCTGCTCGGCCACAAGCTGCTTTAACCATTCGCTGTCTGCCCAGTCTGGCAGGTGGATCGTTCCCGCAGGATTTGGCGCGCCACTGGCACGGTCTTCATCGCTCGGCCGTTCCAGCCGCAGATAGCGATAGGTCTCCGCCTTGAAGGTCGCCGTGGCCACTGTCCAAAGCCGCGCACCACGTTTGAGCTTTCGTCCGTTCACGGTCGCATCAACAAAGGTTGGCCCAGAGACTGGCGTTGTACGGTTGAAGCCTTCCATGCCTTTGACGGGGGCCACCTGTGCGATGCCTTGGATGCGAGACCATGCGTAGACGGCAGCCGTCTCATACCCTGTGTCGATGGCCAGCTTCGCCAGGGGCATGACAGCGCCGTGTTCATGCACCCATGTCTGGCCAAGGAGGGCCGTCAGCTGGTCCCAGCAGGCAGGATCATCTGGCCCGCCAGAGATCACGATGTGATCGACAAGCCAGCTTTCCAAACCACGGCCCCAGGCCCAAACATCGACCTCGATGCGATCCTTCTGCACGTCTGCTCCAGCGGTCAGAAACAGTCCCCGTGCAGGGATTTGGGCCACGAACGTCTCACGGCGATCAGCAAGGCGCTGCCATTCCGGCGCGTCGCCACTTTCGACCCATGTTTCGCCCAGCAGCGTGTTGCGCGCCGCGCGCAGCATCTCGTCCGAGCCTTGGGCCGCGAGCCAGTCGCGGGCGATCTGTTCCCAGCTTTTCCAGCCAATCGGCGAATAAAGCGCCGAGAGGTGAAAGCCGATCGCGTTCGGGTTGGCGGAAACCGCCGTGGCGCGCCACTCACCGCGTGCGAGCAGTTCGGTCTTGTGATGCTCGGCGATAGGCTTCTCGCAGCCTGCGCAATGATACATGGCAGTTTCTGGCTGCGCCTTGTCCCAGCGCAGCCGCTCGAACTGCAGCCATTGCATATGGCTGCAATGGGGACAGGGCACGAAGTAGCGCCGCTGGTCCGATGCCTCAAACTCACGCTCAATCCGGCTGAGCCCCCGGATGGTCGGGGTCGAGACCATGAACACCTTGCGGCGATGGGCAAAGGTTGTGGTTCGGGCCTCGGCCAGTGTGACCGGGTCACCTTCCTCGTCTGCGGATGCTGGATAGGCGTCAACCTCATCCAAAAAAACATAACGCGCGGGCATTGAGCGCAGGCCAGTGGCCGAGTTCGCCCCGGTCAACACCAGAATGCCGCCGGGGAATTCCTTCGATAGCATCGAATTGCCCGCGTCCCGCGAGCGGGCCGGGCTCACCTTTTCCCGCA